AAGATTGAATAGTTGAATTATCAAGATCAATAGTACCTGTAGAAGTGTTAATACTTAAACCGCTTGGAGTAGCACTAAATGTTCCTCCCGTTGTTCCTGTGATCGTAGGAGTAGGATCAGCTTCACCTTGATGAAATGAGCTTTTGGCATAACTAAAAGCAGCCGAAACACTTGAACCAAGGCCCCCTGCTGGTATCATAAACACCCCTTTTTTTCTAAATGGATTGTAAAGTGTAGGCATATCTTAACTTATTGGTAAATTACAATTATCATAACTAAACGGTATTTTAAAACCTATATTCATCCCAAACCCTGTTAGCTCATCCTCAAATCTTTCTGTAAAGCTGTTTAATGTTGACCCTCTTACTAAATTGACCTTCATCCAGTTCACGTTGTTAGTAGTAGAAGTCTTTTGCTCAAAGTAAGCAATAGCATCTAATAAAACCTGGCACATATCACTCTTAACATCATTCTCGTTAGACTCGTCTTTATTCACTAAGTCCATAGCTAAAATATTAAAGTTCCAAGTGAAATCTCCATCTCCTAAAGTGTTAGGCTGATCAGCTACCCAAAACAAAGGATAATTAAAATCTGCCAATTGATTATGCTCTACAATTTCAAACAAATCTCCATTACCAAAATTTTGCACTTGCTTATGATTGTCAGCAAACGTCTCAAACTCTTTCAATATTTGGTTATAAGTTAAAATCATTTTTTATATCGTTCGTATTCCTCTCTCCAGCAGAAGGTACTATTAGCACCGCCTAAATAAAAGCTCTGTTGGTAAGCTGTTTTTCTTGGGTTTAAATCGTCTGACGCTTCTTTATACTTAGGATATAAGTTATCATTCTCACATAAATATCTTATTAGCCTTGCCTCTCTTTCCTCTGTCTTATTACGCCACTCATCTCTTAAAAATTGTAAATCTTGGTAGTCAATAGGTGAGCTATTCTCTGAGCTTTTAGTAGCAACTGATTTATTTCTATATTTAAAAAGCATACTTGTAGAACACTCATAAACTGTAGCCTGAGCCATAGCAGGAGCAATATAATTGTCAAGTAGATTTATTTCATCAGAGTTTAATGTTCCAGCACTTATCTTAGTTTTTAAATCTTCGTAAAATGGAGTCCCTAATATTGGATGAATACGCAACTCCTGACAGTCTCTAATAGCTGGCAATATTAAACGAACGTCAACGTTCTCGTCAATTAAAGTGTTATTTTTAACATACTGCTCTGATATAAATAAAACTGCCATAACTTATTTTTTTAATCTTACTATTTGTTGTTGCCATATATGTCTACAGTATGGGGTTGTTCTGTCTGTTCTATAATTGTTATACCACCCTCCTCTTTTTGTAAAAATATCTATTCCCGTTTGTCCAAAATCATTTGTCAATAATTCTAACTGCTGCAAAGTATAACGCTTAGTAGTAGCTAATAACATCATTCTACGACAAAATGGTCTACTTTGTGTCTTAAGTGGTGGAGCGTCTGGTCTCTCAATATATCTATAAACTATAAAAATTTCTTCCTGTGGCTTTTGTATTGTCTCCTCTGCGTCTGGCGTTGGTTTAAAATTCTTATCTAAAGCCCTTGCGTCAACTAAGTTCTGTATAGCTTCGTTTATAACACCTTGCTCAACGCTCAAAGCCCTTGCAAGCTCTGTCACGGGTAAATTAGGATTCTTTAATAATAAAGCTAAGACATCCTTTTCTAATGCACTTAAAACGCTTGTAATAGCAAAAGATTCTTTTTTTAATCTTTCTTCTAACTTTCTCGCATCGTCTAATGATGTTAATGGCTCTGTATAAGTTTCTAAAACTTCTAAGCTATTAGCGTCTAAACCTGTAACCTCTAACTGATTTAAAATAATGTCATCCTCTTCACTTTTAAGCTCTACCTTTTGCTCAACTTGTAAAGGCGCTAATCCTATTTTTTCTCTAATCTCGTCTGGTGTCATTACAGTCAATATAGCTGCTTCACTAAAGTATCTTTGTACAGGTTCAATCTTTTGTATCTTAACAGGCTGACCATTAACACCGTTGAAATTAAGAATACTATTTACAAGCTCATTAAATATCTTTTGCTCAGGGTCTATTTGTAAGTTTTGATATAACTGTGAAGCTACTAAAATCTCGTCTGCGTTGTTTCCTAAACCTGTGTCCTCCTTAATGCCGAATAATTGAGGGCTTGTTATTCCGTGAGCTGTGAATATTTCTTTTCTTATTTGGTTGTTCAGGTTGATAAATCTGTCATCTTGACCATTTACAGGAATAGGCATTATTTGAGGATGGTCTGAGGCTTGATCTGTAAAAGATAGTAAAGGCTTCCCAGCATTATCTGCCCCTGTAGCATAATCTTTAAACCTCATCTCTATTTGGCGCATTTCCTCCTCTGTAGGTTGACCATTGTTAAACGATATTATATAACCACTTGATAAATTATTTTTTATATTTTGTAGCGTAAAATTAGCAATCTCTGCGTCACTTTCTAAGTAAGGTATAGCTGAGGTATAGTCTGGCAAAGGATAGACGCTTATATCAGGTCTATACTCTTTATAATAAATGACATAATCAACTTCAGGAGACGCTGTCTCATCATAAGGAAAAGCTCTTAAAATTTTAAAATCTTTATTATTTAGTGGGTTTCTTGCTGCCCAGTCGTCAGTAAAATAATATATCCCCTCTTCAATGCCTACCCTAACGTCTCCAAAGTCTATATGATTAACCGCTGCTATCTTACCATTTTTAGACAGTCTAACTTGCAAACAAAAACCACCGTACACCTTTTTATCTTTTGCGAGTTTTCCTATTAACTCGTCTATGTTTTCATCTTCGTTAGGCATTCTTAAGAATCCCTCGACGTATGCTTTTTCTGTAAAAGATAGTTTTTCGTCAATTTGAAAACCTTGACCAACAATAAACTTAACTTTTGAGTTTATAATTTGATTATGTTTGCTCGACTCATTATATAATTTTGTTAAGTAATCTGGATAGGTGTTTTTATATGGTCTTTCGCTACCATACTCAAACCAGTCGCCCTTTCTGCTCTCTTTGAACTCTGGCAACTCATACCCACCAAAATTTATAGGAATTAATTTAACGCTCATTGTCCTGGATTGTAAACTATATTTGTGTTAGTTGCTACTGTATGCTGTGTAAATGACGGTTGATAAGTTGAGTCAACTAACTTAAGCTTTCCTCTCTCTACTACATTCAATCCAGTAGGGTCTAAATTTGTTGAGCTTGACTGCTCGAATACTTTATAATTGTAAAAGCCAGCACTACCTAAAATTAAACTTCCATTTGTTGGGTCGTTACTGCCTTCGAGAAAACTAAATTCATTATAACGCTCTTTGTTTGTGCTTGTGTCTGTTATTATAGTATAGTATTTTGTCTTTGTTTGATCACTCTCAAACTCAAATAAATAATTTGGGTTTGTAAGTTGTGATAGTTCATAAAGTGTGGCTACAAATTCAGTAGTAGCATTTTTATTTATTACTATCATTTTTCTTTTTTTTCTTAGTTTCAAATACGTAATCAATGCCTAAATTTTTAAGCATCTTAATATTTTTTTCACACACCAAAACCTTAAAGTGTTTTAAGTGTAGTGTTTTTCCTATATATTCTTTTTTTAGCATAGTCACAAATTTAAAAAAAAGGGGGAATTTCACCCCCTTCACACAAAACAAAGAACAATTTTAAGCAATTGTCAAACCACTAACAACTGAAGCTTGAACCTCATAACAAGGAAACTGGCTTCTGTCAGTAATCTCTATTTGATACTGGTTAGGGTCTCCGTAAGCTTGCCCAGTTTGAGCAATCAATGAAGAACCTTCTGCAAATTGGTCAAAGCCTAAGGCCCAGTATTTTGAATTATTATCTTTTACTATTACGGCTAATCTTGCAAGCATTAATAGTTTGATTTCGTTGGATTTTGCCGCAGTCAATTTATTGATAGTGAAAGCTGCTACGTTATCGTAGAAAGAAGTTCCTGCTGCTTGGTCTACTGTTGATGTAGATGTTATCGAGCCAGATTCTTTTTTTAACTCATATCTATAAAAATTAGTTGCAGCTGCTTGAGTGATTGCTGAAATCTCGTGGCTGGCTTCTGTGAATGAAGAAACATTATCTCTTTCTGAAATAAGTATTTCTTCTATTCCGCCTAACGAGTCAGAACAATCTCTGGTAAATCCTGATGCTAAAGTACAACTCATTATATTAAATTTAAAAAGTTTATAAAAGGGGAGTCTAAGCTCCCCATAAAATTATGCAAGTAAAAACTCAACTATCTGATCAGGGAAAGCAACCTGTACACCTCTTCTAAAGGCCATAGTTACTTTATATAATCTTGTGTTGTCATCATACCAAGATCTTACGTCATCACTTTCTTCATTTGGTAAATCTACACCAATATAAACGTTAGACGCTCTCATCAAATAACAGTTACCTGTAGCTAATCCAGATAGACCAGGAGTAGCACATACTGTTACATTAGGGAATCCAATTAAAGGAAGCTCAGCAGTAAAACCACCCTCTACAACATAGTGGAAGTAGTTACCGTCAGCTATTGCCTTTTGATATTTTAGGAATGAATCCATTCCACAATACAACTTGAGGTCGTCTGCGTCCATAATATCCTCAGGCATAAGCTCAGCCATACCAGTAAAAATGCCAATTACATTTGAAGCAGTGATACCAGTTGCTTGAGCAATAGATGTTGGGTTACCATCTACAGCAGTAGCGGCAGCAATAATCTTGTTAAGTCCATCATATCTCGCTAAGTTAGCAGTTCCTGAAGTAGTGTCACCTTGCCAGTCAGCTACTTCAATAGCTTTTTGCACTTTCTGTACTTTTTCAGCAAAGTAAAGCTCTTCAAATGGAACCTCTTCTTTTTCGTTAGTTAATCCCTGTCTTAGCATTGTAGCTGTATATTTAGCAGCTAAGTCTGACATACACAAATCTTCGTGCACAGCAACAGCTCCAGGAGTAATAGTTCTTTGAGACAAAGTAGTAGTACCGTTAGCACTTCTTGAACACCCGTCAGCTTGGAAAACCACGTCTGAAGATAGTATGTTAATAGTAGTAGGTCCTTTTACTCCGTCTTGGATATTAGCGTAGTTTGCTAATCTTCCACCAGCAACAGACTTAATAATCAAGTCCATCGCATGTTCATTAGTATAAGCGGCTAAAGCCGAAACATCAAAACTCATTTTTTCTATTTTTTATTTTATAATTTTTTTTGATTTTAAGACACTAATAATATCTTTCTTAGTGTCCTTTTGTAATGCTTTAAAAGCGTTACTTCTTTTCTTTACTGCGTCTTTCGCAGGTTCTGCTAAAAGCTTTTCCGTAAGATCAAGTAATTTGCAGAAGCCTTCTTTTAATGTATTAAGATCAGACTGTAAATCATTGTACTCGTCCTCCATAGTTTTATGGATTGAGAATACTCTTTCAGTTACAACTGACTCAATAATTTTTTTAGCTTCTCTTTCTTGAGATTCATTCAAAGGGGCAGACATTTCTTCCTCTTCCTCAGATTCCGCTTCAACCTCTGGCTCTTCCTCTTCCATTTCCTCAATAGTAACAATAACTCCGCTTTCAGTAGAAATTTTTCTACCGTCAGAAAGTTCGTGGCTACCATCTGGAGCTGGTAAAAGTTCACCATCAACCTCAACAACAACAGCAGCACCGACAACAACCTCAGGTTCAATTTGTGCTAATGTACCGTCAGCCAGTACAACGTCCTCAAATTTCTCCTCTTTTGTTTCAGTAACTTCTGCAACTTCTTGAGTAGTTTCTGCAAATTCCTCAGAATTGGTTTCAACCTCTACACCTTCGCTAACGAAAATGCTTTTAATTTCGTTGAATAATTCTTTTAATTCGCTCATAAGTGAAAATTTTATATTATTATATATAACAAATAAATGACAGTATCACATTTTATTTATTAGATTTTGGATGCTTAGAAGGTAATAAATCATAATCTCCTGTATATTTAGGATTTTCTGGCCTTCCATTTTTAACTAAATACAAGTATGCATTTACACGAGCCAAAGCCCACTGCTTAGCACTTGTGACATTTGGAGAGTGCGAAGTATTATAAGCACCTAAACCCCTTTGAAATACAGTCTTAAGTTGTCCAATAGTTACGCCATAACCTAACTTCTTTTTGTATCTCTCATTAAAGTCATCTGCTTTCTTTTGTAAAGTTTCTTCGTCTTTTTTACTAACTTTTGCTCCTCTTGTGTTTTTAGCGTCACCCTTTGCAGACCCTTTGCCCTTTGGGTTTTTGTTAGGTGTGTCGCTTTTTGGAGCTTTAGGAGATTTTTTTACTCCTCCTTTTGGACCTATCTCAGCCATTTTTACACACTTCCCATATTTGTTTTTTTTATATCCCTTTGGACATTTTTGGTATTTTTTATATTTATGTGTTTCTCCAACCATATACCAAACTCTACCTTCGTATTCGTGTTCATGTATTCCATTTACCCCTAAATCTTCAGCAGCTTTTAAAGCCATTTCTTTAGTTGAATAAGCTAATCTGTCGTCTATAATGGCGAAATCTTTATTTATTACCATACTAACAAAATTGTTTTTCCTATATTCTCTATATTTTTTAACTACTTCTCTAATTTTATTAATTAGTTTAGTAGGGTATTTTACCGTCTTAGCTTGGCCAAACATTCCCTCAACAGAAAAACCTCTAAAAGTTCCTTCCTTAACCATCTGCCAAACTTCATCATTCTCTACTCTCATACTTCCCCACCAACTCCCATCGGGTGCATTTTCAAAACCTTCTGGAGCTTTTATACCTCGTTTACTATCTATGATCAAAGACTCTATTACATAAACTCCTTTAGCTTGTAAGTTGTTATCGTGCATTAAATTAATGTTTGAATTTAGCCCATTTTTAAAAAACTTGTTTACTATTTTCTCTATAGTTTTACGTCTAAAGACTACATAATACTTTTCATTATTGTCATTAAGTCTCATTATAGGTAAATCAGCCTTCATGAAGTAACCGCTTACTATTCTTTTTTCTTCGTCTTGTATTTTAAACACTTGTCTATATCTGTCTTTTTGTTGCATCTTGCTAACTGCCCAGTTAACGCCTGAAGTACCACCCCAAAGCAACCAAGCTAAGTAGCCACAATCTTTCCAAGGTGTGTCTTTATATTCAGCGTTAATATCTGCATTATCTTTGTGTCTTATAAAGCTTGCCATCCTTCCAATAGTATCCCAAGAAATTTTCTCTTTGTTTTTAAGTTGACTGGCTCTTTTTAAACCTACCCTTGTATAATTACAATTTATTTCCTCAGCGTGTTCATCAATCCATCTTAAGGCTTTTGCTGCATTGTTAGACGCAGCCTCAGGGTAATCGTTAAATGTGTCTTCAAATTGATGTTTTCTAAAAGCTTGCCATTGGCTTTCTATAGCAGGGTTGTCAACGAGTGCTATCATTGACACTCCGCTGTCATCCTCTTCATCTATAATTAATTCTAATAATTCTGTATTTTCCATAATTTAAAAATTTAGAAACTTCCCATTTCTTGAATCACAGCTACCTGGTTCTGTGTTTCTGTTATATCTGTTTCTGTTACATATACTCTGTTATCTTGTTGAGGTACTGATAAGCTTGTGTTAGCTGGTTGTAAAGTTGGAGCTTGACCTCCACCAGCTCCTAAGTTTGGCGTGTCTATGGTTGTAGAACCTGACCCTTGGAATTTTTGATTCCTAATTTTTTGAACTTGTGCGACAGTTGTCGCTCCAAGTATCCCTATTTGTACCCCTTTATAGATTGCGTCAAATGGTTGTGGAATAGTAGAGATAGCACTTAATATGTTTACAATACCTTGAGCAGATGACATTAAAGCCTGTGCTATTTGTATTTTTTTACTTCTCTCAAAAGCTTGTTTTTGGCTTTTTTCATCTTCACCAGCAAACGCTTCATTGAGTTGAGCTATAGCATTTAAAGACCCTTGTACTAAATTAATTCCAGCCATAATAAATTCAGTGTCTAACGCTAAAGCTCTTTTGTTTGAGTCGTTAATTATTTTCTCTCTCTTTCTTCTGTAGTCAGCTTCTAATTGCGCTCTTAAATCATTTGTTAACTGTCCTGAAAGTTGTAGTTCTCTTAATTGTGTTTCTTTCTCCCATTCTAACTGTTGTAGTCTCAATTGTTTTTCTTGCTCAATTTCATCAGATACTGCTCTTATTCTTAGTGTAGTTTTTAATTTTGCCGCTGTTTCTGTAGCTGTCAAATCTTCAATTATCAACTCGCTCTCGTCCTCAATTTCTGCAATCTCATTCAATAAGTCTTGTAATTCATTTCTGGCCTTTATAGCACCGTCACCAATTTTTTGCATATTATTTAAACGAGCCTGAGTAGCGTCCTCTTCACTTTGAAGCCATTCCTGAAATGCTTTTTGTGCATCTTCATAAGCTTTCTTTTCATCCTCTAATCTTTTTAACCTATCCTCTGTTTTTTTCTTTTCAGATTCCGTCATTTGACCGTCAGTCGCTCCAAGCTCTTCTAATGCTTTTATCTCCGCTTGTATTTGAGCTTCCAATTCATCTAAAACAGAAATGTTTTCTTTATTTACTTTTATAGATTCTAAAGTTTTAACAGTCGCTAATTCTCGAGCGTCTGTACCTAAACCAAAAGCTTGAACTTCCTCCAAGATGCCTTTATTAGCACCTGTCTGAGCATCCACCTGAGCTTTTAGTATTTCCTTATACTCTTCAGCTCTTAGTGATTGTAAAGCGTCTTGTTGTGCTTTTAACCTTACTAATTTAGTATTTAATTTTAGTGCTTTGTTAATGTCCTCTATTGATGTCTTTTCTGCATCTATGTTGCTTAATAAGTTCGGGTATTGGTCTTGTAGTTCTTGAACCGCTTTGACCTTGTCCTCTCTGGAAATAGTTTCATTACTTAAAGTCTTCTGTAGCTTGTTAGATGCAGAGAGCTCTTCTCCTATGTTGTCAATAGCTTGCTTTGCTGACTCATTATATTTTTTTTGTGAGTCTGTTGTACTGTTTATAAATGCATTTAATTTGTCAAAGTTTTCTACAAGAAAACCAACAGCCACAACCAAAGCACCGATACCAGTTGCTATAATTGCAGCTCTAAGACTTTTAAAACTTACTGAAGTTACGTCTATATTTTCAGAAAACATTCCATAAATTTTTGAAGCTAATGAGGTAGCTTTATTGTTTATGTTTGTCAATAAATTTGATTGCTTTAATAAGTTGTTAAATAATTTACGACCAGAAGCAACTCCTTCAATAGCACCCTTAAACGCCATTGAGACACCTATTGCTTTTTCAATGTTTTGAACTGTCTCCTCAAGAGCTCCTCCGCTGCCTCCTAATAAAATAAAAGCCGCTGAAACGTCACCAACTGCACCAGCTACAGAACCAAGCTCTGAAGCTACTTGCTCGTTATCTAACGCCTCCATAGATAGCTCAGTGTTTTTGATCTCTTTGTTAACTCCTATTAATTCTTGCTTTAATTCGTTAAATGCTTTACTACCTAAAGGAACTTTTCTTAACTCTTCATTAAGTTGCTCAGCTCTATCCTCTAATTGACCTAAACTTTTAACACTCTGTTTTGAGTCAATATTTAATTCTAATGCTATTCTTTCAGCCATTTTATTTAGTACTAATTATTAAAAATTCTGTTCCACTCCACTCAATTTCTACAGCATCATAATTTTGATTTAAATTGTAACTACTAACTCCGTCAATAGTAGAGTTTATTGTAGAGGGTTCAATAGTTACTTGGTTAGATGAACTAATCTTTTTAAATATCCATTTTTTGCCTACTGTTGGAATGCTTTCAACGTCTATTGTAAAACTTCCAGAACTTGCATCACATAAATACATTTTTACTCTTTCCTCGACAGTATGGTTTGCTGTAATTAACTCAGTAGCTCCTGGGCCGTTTGCCTCTCCATTTACATAGCTTACATTTGAAGAGCTTATAGTAACATTATTAGTATTTATCAATTCAACGTTTTCAACTCCTGCTTCAATTATATTATTATTTCCCCTTATAACAATGTCTTTAGTCTGTGAAAATATTTTATTACCCTCTCCCAATACGTTAACCCCTACAGCAGTTCTTGACACATAGTTATCTTTACCAACTACGTTTATATCCTTGTTACCTATAGAGTTATTGTTTTGCATCATAGCAGAACTATTTGAAAACACAGAAGCTTGAGCCTGTCCTACTGTTAACCCCGTTCCTCCGTGGGAGGCCTGTGTACTTGCAGTAAATACCTCGCTTAATTTGAGCTTAAGAAATTCGCATTTTGTCACAGGTCTGCTTGGGTTGTAATTCTCTACTTTATTTAATCTAAAATACTGCCCTCCAAAATAATACTGTTTTTTAAATGATAAATTTTTAATGTCTGAAGGTGTTAAATAAAAATAAGCTGTTACAACCTTGCTATTAACGTCAACTATTTCTTGAAGGAATTTCAAATGATATTTATTAAATAATGTATTATCTGTAAATGTCACAACATTATTAAATACATTAGAATAATATATTTCTTTACTTAAGTCAAACTCTAATACTTGAGTTGGTGAAAATGGGTCGTCATACATTCCAGCATAAGGGTAAGTATTAAAAAAAGTGTCTACATTTGCCTTATTACTATGAATCCAAAGAGCTTGTGTGTTTTTCATTCCTCCCCATTGTAAAATTCTAATATTTGACTCTGTACGTTGTACCCCGTTTTTTTCATCAAATTTTATTATAGTAGGTATTACTCTATCCATCCACTCCTGACCAACGTTTTGAGTAGGTGAAAAAATTACTTCTGTTTTATATTCGTCTTTTAAAAATTCGTTTTGTATCTCAAAATCTTCTTGTCCATAAACCTCGTTATAAGTGTCAAAATATAGCTTATTGTAATAATCTTGATCAGCCTTATAAGTATATAAATATTCTTTATGATTCAAAGCTCCCATAGGTAAACTTTCTACGCTTTGGCTATGATCTAACTTTTTAGACCAGTCAACTACATCACTGCTGTAAAAGTCGTCTCTTGGTTCTATAATAAGATTTTTTTTATTATTTGGGTCTGGCTCAATGTATAGATTAAACATTTTAACAAGTGACATTATAAAATCTTTTTGTTTGATGTCTCTTGGGATTATATCTGTTAAACTTAAAAAATTACCTTCTGAAATATTAGTGTTTCTAAACTCATTATAAAAGTAACCGCTTAAAATATTTAACTGATAACCTGAACCGCTTGAATAAGTTGGCGGTATTGTAGTACTATCAATCCAAAAATTAACGCCTGTTATATTATGTCTCCTAACTGCATATTGTAAAACTACCTTAACTTTTTGACCAGCTTCTAAATATATATTATTTGCATTTACATAAAATTTATTACAAATTTCATTTGTGTTATGATTGTTAAAACCTGTCAAAACTGTGTTTCCAGCAAAGGGCAATAAAGACGGATAATAATAGTCAAAGCTTGGAATAGTAGGAGCTGCTGGAGTTGTAATAGTACCACCTCCTGAAACTGTATTTGTTAAGTCAGTTATACCAAAAACTTGAGAGTCTAAAGTAGATATAAATGAGTCACTTGCATCATGTTTATTTATTTTTATATATCCGTGTATTGATGAAGTTAAACCCCAAGTCCCAGAACCTACAGGAGCGTTAAATTCACCTTGAAGTTGCAACATTCCACTTAAATCATAATATCCATTTTTCCCTGCTTGTATTTCAAAGACTCCAGTAGAAGTATCATAAACATTTCCAGAGTCATAGCTCTCACTTGTAAATTTTATAATAGAACTACCATAAGCTGTAGCTGAAGAAGTTTGTTCTATTGGCGTTACATTAGTTGCTGATGTGCTCTGATCTTGTGGCGTGTCTGCTTTAAATATTCTTGCTAAAATTCCAGTTTCGCCTAATTTAAAATCTCTACTGTTAAAAGGTATAATTAACGTATTAAAAAAAGTACTGTCAAAAAAGTTTGAAGTAAAGCTATATCCAACAGAATTAAATATTTCATCAATGTATTTCTTAACCTTTATAGCAGGAAAAAAATCTTCTACTCTCCAAATCTCTGTAAATGACAAACCTGAATAATTAATATCATAATTAATCATAGGATAAACATAATCAGTCGTTAGTGGTAGATTCCAAGTAGCTGCTTGGTTTGCTTTTGTATAAGTATGATCTAAGCTACTTAAATCTAAATCCTCAAGCTTTGACTCTTGTAGGTCATATATAAAATTACCAACTCGTCCAATAATTACGCAGTTATAACTTACAGCTCCATCTACATTGTTTATAGACATTAATCTTAAAAAGCCGTCTATAGCTACCTCACCGTTAACTAAGTAAACAACGTCTGTCTTATTGTTAGGGTTAAATGTTTGTAGGTCTGCTCCTAATTCAAATATATGCTCAAAAATCTTATTTATTTTCTTGCTTGCTGGTAGTTCTATCGTCTTACTAAAATCAGCCTTCCTTTGATCTGGCTTAGCTATATCAGCAATATTAAAAGTTAAATTTGGGTCAAGTGATTTAAGTAACTCTACCCTTTCCCCGTTTATATATAATTCCTCTTTTAGCATTTAAAAACGTTGTCTAAAGTTATCCATACCAAACTCTAAATTTATCTCTAAATTAAAAAGCTGGTCTGTATCCTCTCTTTTCTCCTCCCAATTTTCCTTAATATTTTTTATAGGCACTCTTCTATTGTGCCTAACTCCTGTCTTATCATTGGTGTAAGTGTCTATTAAGTAAATCTCAGGGCTTTCAATCATTTCTAAAAGCCAATTAAATTTGTCGTAAGAAATCCAATTACTAACTAACTTTAAACTTGGCATTGACTTTGTATAATATTGAACCTTTTCTCTGTTGCTTATATCGTAGCTTATAGCACCACTTGCGCCTAAGTCATCAACGTTCTTCTTAAAGAATTTACGTTCTATCTCTTCACTATGTCGTGACACCTGTGTAAAATTAAAATAATCAAACCCTCCTAAGCTATTTAAAAACTCAATCCTTCTTGTCTCGTATCTACATTCAGAATCAAGACTAAAAAATAATTTTATTGAATTTGAGTCACTACCAAAAAATAATTCTATTGAGTAAGATGAAGAGTTACTTGGAATTATAGGCTGACTACCACTTAATATTTCAGTACTTGCTATGTCGTTTAAAGTGGATGGATATGCAGGGACTTTTATATGCTTGTCTGTTAATGCTGTTGGTTTTTTAACTTCTGTAGTACTTTGTACTGCTCCAGCTGAATTATAACTTACTATTTTATATCTGTCTATTTCAAAGTTAGCGTGATCATATAAAAAGTAAGCGTAACCCTCATCAGTTAATTTAGTTTTCAAATTGCTTTTACTATTAATCCCTCCTGTCGGTTGGTGTGTTAACCACCTTCTAATTCCTGAACCTCCGTCTGTATAAAGTTTAAAATAGTCCGTCTCTTGCCAATCAAAAAAGTTTTCTATATCTCTTCTGTATTGTGGTAAGCTACCGTTGAACACTGTTAAGTCAACACTTTCAACTGGGTCTGTGCCTTCTGGAATTGTAAAACTTTTAGGCATGTCAATTGTATATGTGCCACCATTATAATGCTCCCAGCCAATTTGAATAGTAAAATCTTTCCAACTATTAGCATTAGCCGTCATTCCTAAAATGTTAGAAGTATTTAAGTCTCCTAAATCACTTGATAAATAGCTTTCCATTATTCCAGACATATCAAAACGACCAAAGCCGTCTGTAGTTGGTGGAACTCTAAGACGACCTACTGAAGTACTTCCGTCTTTAACATCTAATAAATAAGCAAATCCTTCATAACCCCTTGTCAGTGAACTGGTCTCAATAACTACAACCTCAACAGGATTATATACTGTCCTAAAATCTTGTGGTAAATGTCTTACTTGTAAACTCATTTTATAATTTCTTTTAATCCTTTACTAACTCTTTCGCCTGCTACTATCCTAATATCACTTTTAAATCTGTTAAAAGCCTCTCCGTAAAATGTCTCTTGCATACAATTATCAAAAAAATATCTTGGTCTGATACCTGTGTGAGCTATTGAAGTTCTAACTGCATACTCATTTAAGCCTTTGCTTTTAGCCCACTTTTTTATATGACTAAGCTTTGGTCCTTTCCTAAACTTGTAAGGGCTTTCTGGTGCTTTGATCTCCCAGGGTTGACCAGCATTAACTCCTGACTTTCTTTTTCCTCCAATACCTCTAACACCTTTGTTGACATAGTCGTAATAATCTGCTAAAAATAAAGTTGCTGTCATTGTAGTACCAAACATTTTAACAGGCATTTTTATAGACTCCTCTAAACCACCCTCAAACACTAAACGCTCTTTTCTAACTGACTGCTTTAAACAAAAAACCATATCAACAGCGATGTTGTTTAATACTTCTGAGAGTGTATTAGGATTGTCTATCTTAACCTCCTCAAGTTGGGAAACATCGAAACCAAATATGTCTAACTGATCGCTCATCTTCTTTTTATCTTTTGCATTTGTTCTCTATGTACCTGTTGCTCCATTCTTTGTTTATCCTTGTAATAAGCTACTAAGTTAAGAGCCTTAATAACTTCGTAATTTAAAACCTCGTCCCATTTGTCTATCCTACTATTTGTTAAGTTGTCTACTACTTGCCACCATCCCCATCTTTGGTAGAAGCCATCTCCTGCTTCACTTCCCTCACTATCTTGGACGCTTTCCGAATCAAAGAGGTTCTTATATCTACCGTTAAGCTCTGAAAGTGATTGTAAAAAAAAACACCTATTGGATAAGCTATAGTAATTGGCATATTATTAAAAAAGTTGTCTGCTGTCTTACGCAATAAATCCCCGTCAACGTCAATTTCACGCCATTTAAACCACTTTCTTTCTACTGGCCTACAAATTGTAGTCAGAATATGATGGAGGTTCTCAAAAACGATATTTTCGTTATTTCCTGCCTTTTGCAGTATTTCCATATTGTTTATATACTCACCAAACAATAGTTTTTTAGCGTCTACCTTAAACTCGTAAAAGCTATCTCCTATTTTAAATCTACGCTTCTCAAGTTGTTTAGGGATTTCAGTTTCTAAAAAACTCATCTTTTCCTTAATTACCTTGTATTGATCTAAAGGAATGTTTCTTATTACTTCTTTCTTTTGGTTAGTTAGTACAGCTAAAATATTTATGACTCTCTCAATTGGGTTCAATTCACCCTTAAGCACAGGTCTTAGTTTTATGTATTGACCTATGGTTATGTCTTGCCAACTTGTGGGAATAGTTATCTCCATAAAGTTATATATAACAAATTAATTAATTAATACGAAAGGGGTTAAAAAAAATAGGTGCAACGCTCTTTAGCCGACTACACCTATTTAAATCAAATAACATAATTAACCTAACACAAATATAATTAAATTAACTTAGAATTATTCTTATATATAGATATATTAATATATATCTTCTCTATATGCTTTAGCGAAATGAAAGCGTTTGGTTGTTTTTTGCTTAAGCGTTTGCTAAGCGTTCGCTTAATTCTACCTTATTGCATACCAGCCACGGTTATGCTTTTTTAAGTGAATTAAAGCAACATATCTCAAAGCGTCCATTAAGTGATCTTGTCCTATTGGTTTCTGTAAGCTATTTCCATTTTTATCTGTAGCCCATTTATAAGTCCTAAACTCCCTTTTTAAATTACTACTATTTACAACGTAGATTTTATAACGTTTAAGAATGTCTATTCCATTTAAGATACTATCTCTTCCTTTTGTTGCTGGTTTTGCGTTTATGCCTAATCTATATAACTCCTCTATTGATTTAGGTTCAGCACTATCACAGATTACCTCATCCCTTCCTACTATATCCCTAATCCTTTCTGCTATGTCTTGGTTTGTTAGATTCCTTTCGTAGATAATCTCTTTTAAGTAAAGCTCGTCATCTCGTCTGTAAACAGCTAAGCAAGCTGTGGGGTCTATGCTGTAACCAAAATCTAATCCGTAACAAACTAATTTACAGTCTGGCATACTATTAACATAACTTACATTCTCGTAGATTAAACCGCTTATATTACCATACTCTCCTAAGCCGTATATTTTCCAAAACTCCTTGTCTGTTTGTTTTAAGTATTCTATTTCCTTAATTAATGATTCAGGTAGAAAAGAGTTATTTTTGTAGTTGCTTACTATTACGTCAACATCTCCTACCTCGTTAGATCGCTTAATCTCAATCTCCTGGTTAATCCATACCTGTTCATCGTCTGGGTTAAAGTCAAGAAATATTTTATTCTCTGTCCTCATTAGTAACTGAAAAAACTCTTGTTTGTATTCTAACTCATTGGCTTCATTACAATATAATATATTCCTTTTAGCTCCTCTTAGCTTCTGCTCGTCATCAGCACCTATAAACTCAACTAAACGCTTTCCAAGCTTGTACTGCTTTTTAGTTTTGTTATGCTCAATCATATCATACCAACCTTCAGATTTTAGTATGTCCTCAAAGTCACGTATTACTGTTCCGTCTAAGTTAGTCCTGTATTTTCTTACAGTAGTCCATACACCATCATAACAGTATTGACCATTTCCATAGTTACCACTTACTAACCATAAAGCACAAAGTTGATTTAAAGACCAAGTCTTAGAGCTTCGTGTTCCTCCTCTGTTTATTACTATCTTTTGTGTGCTGTCGTAGTTACGCTCAAATATCTCAGTCGCTTGCACGTTTGATCTCTATGTTAATATTGTGTACCTTCTGCTCTATCTCTTGTTTATCTGGTGCATTAAGTCCAAACATCTTAGCCAATGAATCATAAGCACCTCTATAGTCTGAACCCTTGACCATTTCCTTAAGTAAATAGAATCTTGATTTCTGCTCCTTAGAGAGATTATCTTTAGCCGCTAAGTCCATTAGATACTGCCAAGCTTTAATTATCTCTAAATAGCCCTCAGCCACGTCCTTGCGTGTTATTTGGAAGCTGTCTGCTTCTTTCTTTTGTAATTCCTTCACCCTTAGGGATACGTTAGGGTCTGATAAGAGACGAGAACCCTCTACTGCTATCACATCGTTAGACGTTGTCTTACTAACATCATAAGCCCTTCTATAAGCTTCTGAAGCATTACCAGTATTAACATACTCCTCTGCGAATTTATTTTGTTTTAGTGTTAGTTTCTTCATAATCCACAGTAACCAGAATCACATTCTGTAAAGTCAGTTTCAAATAGTTCGGTTTGTGTTTTCCATTTAATTACATCTTTATACATTACATCACTTCTCCATCTTGAATGTTTTGTTTCTTGGTCTGCAAACCATTTCATTTTGTTTGGATGTCTATCACTCATTTTTTTCAATAACAATGGACTTCTCCAATGACAACCTATACAGTTATTCATATAAGCAAATCTTACTGGTTTTTCTTTCCAATACTCTTCGATATTGTCTCTGTAAATATTATCTTTTATTAATGGAAATTCAGGTTTACAATATCTTACTTCTTGCCAACTATTTCTGCCATTTTTAAGTTTAGTAAATGTAGCTTTTACTTTTGTAAAACCTTCTTCATCTGTTTTTGCTAACATTGTTTTTGCTCTGTATCCAAACCTCATTGTAACAGGTTCTTTAATTAGATTATACACCCAATATAAAATAGGCATAGTTTTCATTTCTGTGGTGCAATATCTTGCAATCTTATTTGGTAAATAACCACTTTTATATTTAATAACATCATCAAATGTTTTACCAGTCACCCAATGGATTTCTTGACCTATAAACTGCTCTAAATCTAATATTGTATTTATTATCACATCATCTTCTAAAGTACCTATAAACTCTGTTCCTAACTTATCACTTACGATCTGCCTAACCTTTGCATCTGGATAAATACAGCTTTTGTCATCTGTTCTTACTAATGCAAATACATTATAATCTGCTTTATAGTTGGCAGCAATATAAGCTGAAGTCTTGCCTCCTGATATGCTGTTAACTGTTTTCAATTTTTGTTGTTTTGTAAATTATTACTATTCTCAATGACTTGTTTTATAAAATAGTCTGGTAGTCTTGGCCATCTTTTTTTTGCCTCCATAAACCTTATAAAATAGTTTACAGCCTTACTGCCGAATAAAGTTTTTTGTTGTTTAATTTCTTTAGCTGTTAGTTTCATTTTCGTATATGTAAGCAAGTTGTAAAAATTCAAAATCATTATTAAAATCTAATGTTATTGAGGCCACGCCATTAATATCAAAACACTCGTAAAGCTCTCCGTCTATTTCACTATAGTAGTAGAGTCCATCTTCATCAATAAAATAGCCATAGCTAACTTTGCTTATTTGTTTTTCTTCTTCTAACATTTTTCTTTTTCTTGACTTCAGTTTCTTTTAGCCATATAGAAAGTAAAGCCATTTGATTTTTTACGCAACTATTACAGGCCCAACTTATCCTCATGCCTGGGTTGATTTCAAGCAGTATAGGGTTTAAATTATTTCGCAAGTAGCTTATATCTACCTTGCTTGGCATCGCTTTTGTAAGCTCATATAATTCAATAACTTTTTTTGTTGTCATAGTAATCTTCTTTCTATTATACGCAAAATTAAGCAAGTAGTTAACACTAAAGGCTCAAAAGTTATAAAAAAACTTATAACTGATAGCCAGAAACTAAGGCAAAATGTGCAGTTGAATGGTTTATAATTTAGTTTTTGTGGAGGTCTTAAGTAGTCCTCCCACGTTGTTACGATCGTAATAATAAGTAATATGTTAACTATAGAATTCATTTATTGACCAGTTTTCTTTTATTTTATTTGCAAGCTCTTTAAACTTATATTGAATAGTATTTTGATGTATGTTGCTTTTTTCAGACAGACATTTCTTATTCCCTGAGCATATTAGTAGTTGCTCTAATAGTATTCTGTCTAAACCGTCAAGGGATTCTATAAGCTCTTTTATAGCGCTATCTTTGAAAGACGTAGACTTATAAGTCTCTATGTCCTCAATGGAGCAGAAGTGTGAGGGAATATAGTATTTAGTTTTATATCTACTTCGCTCTGAAATTATTTGGTAAAGGCAAAGCTTATACACATATTTTTTTATAGCGTTGTCCTTTTCTAAGTCAAGTATAAACTGCTCTCCTTTATTTAGTAGGATAACAAATATATCTTGTTTAAAATCCTCAAGCTCGACTACGTTGTACTCTCTACCAATACACAAAATAAAATTTTCTATTTTCTTAATTAGCTTGTTATTCAAAACATTCTTAATTGTTGTTTATGTTGTTCTATTCTTTTAATTGCTGAATTGTAGTATTTAGTATCCAATTCACAGGCAGTTAAATCATATCCTAAATTATAGCAGGCAATAGCAATTGAACCACTACCTAAATGAGTATCTAATATCTTATCTCCTTCTTTTGCGTAATTCATTAATAACCATTCATAAAGTTTGACGGGCATCTCACAAGGGTGTATGCCTTGTCTACCATCAGCTACAAAGTTTGTCCAAGTTTGCGTGTATAATTCTATTTTTTTGTGAAAAGAACAAGATGCTATGACACATTTAGAAAAGTCAGGCATTGGTTGATTTTTAACCCAAACTAAAGCACCTCCCTTTTTTTCAAAACAATTAAAATAATTTGCACCAAATATTATTCTATGTTTTGATACTCTTTTAAGTTCTTTAAAATATTGTTTAGTTGGTGTATATTCGTTCCAATTAACTTTTTTACCTCTTTTATTTCCTGTTTGTTGTACAAAATTACCGACACCAAAAGGAGGGTCAACAATAGCAAGATCAAAGTAGTTATCTTCATACCTTGCCATTAGCTTCATATTATCTTCGTTTGTGATAGTCATTAATATTCCTTACTTACGTTGTACATTTCAGACTTTAAAAAACTTATGTTTGTTCTCATTGCGTCAACTACCCTATATCCAGACTCTAACAACCTTCTTAGCTCATACATCTCAGGAACTTCTTTATT